CTACTAGGGACATCGATAGAAACGATCCTGGAGCCCTTTTTGGCTGGGTTATGGATGCTTTAATGCTGGGGGTAGGAGTAGGATTTGATACTCTTGGACAAGAAAAGGGTATGGAAATATATCCTAATTTAAAAGAAGAAGTTACATATGAAATTCCAGATACTCGTGAAGGTTGGGTAGAATCTGTAAGACTTCTTCTTAATTCATATTTAAAACTAGGTCAAGCTAAAATTAATTTTGATTATTCTAAGATTAGGCCATTAGGTGCACCTATTAAAGGTTTTGGTGGTACCGCTTCAGGTCCAGCACCACTAATCAAACTACACGATACTTTGCGTGTTGTAATTGGCGGTAGAGCAGGAGAAACTCTTGATTCTCGTGCAATTGTAGATATAGTAAATCTTATTGGTACATGTGTAGTTGCTGGCAATGTTCGTCGTTCTGCAACCCTTGCTCTTGGTTTACCAGAAGATGATAATTTTATTAATCTTAAAAACTCAGAAGTATTTCCAGATAGAAATTCTTTTGATCCAGAAAATCCAGGATGGGCATGGATGAGCAATAATTCTATCTCTGCTTCTGTTGGAACTAAGTATGAAGACTATGTAGATTTGATTGCAAATAATGGAGAACCAGGATTTATTTGGCTTGATGTTGCTCGTAATTTTGGTCGCCTTGCAGATCCTGAAGATGGAAAAGATTATCGTGTGATGGGCTTTAATCCATGCGCTGAGCAACCACTAGAATCATATGAACTCTGCACACTTGTAGAGGTTCATTTGAACCGCCATGAAAGCAAAGAAGATTTCTTGCGTACCTTGAAGTTTGCATACTTGTATGGAAAGACTGTAACACTTGTTCCTACACATTGGCAAATTACAAATGGAATTATGCAACGTAATCGTCGTATTGGAACGTCTCTAACTGGCATTGCATCATTTGCTGATAAGAATGGACTTCCAGTTGTTCGTGAATGGATGGATGAAGGATACAAGACAATTCGTAAATATGATCATACATATTCAGAGTGGCTATGTGTTCGTGAATCAATTCGTGTTACAACTGTAAAGCCATCAGGCTCTGTATCACTTTTGTCGGGTGCAACTCCAGGCGTTCACTGGGGTCCAGGAGGAAACTTCTTCCTTCGTGCAATTCGTTTTGGTAATCAAGATCCAATGATTCATTTGTTTAAGGCAGCGGGGTATAAAACAGAACCAGATCTAGTATCTGCTAATACAACAGTAGTATATTTCCCAGTACACTCAGGACATCCACGTTCTGAAAAGGATGTATCTTTATTTGAAAAGATTGGTCTTGCTGCTACTACTCAGAAATATTGGTCTGATAATGGTGTTTCTGTTACCCTTTCATTTGATAAGGATACAGAGACTAAGCATGTTGCCCCAGCCCTTCATATGTACGAGGGGCAGTTAAAGGCAGTCTCATTCCTTCCTATGGGAAATATGACATATCCACAACAGCCATATACTCAGATTACTAAAGATGAATATAACTCATATATTGGCCAGATTAAGAAGATTGATTGGTCTGCTATTTATGATGGAGTAGATAATCTTGAGGCTCTTGGGGAGAGCTACTGTACAACGGACAGCTGTGAGCTAAAAATTGTATAATTTGGTATAATTAAGTACTGAATTACTACAATCTGGTATACTTATGGTTATGAACAATAATATAAATCCTTTTGTCAACCCCAAAACTGGCGAGCCTATTGTCAAAAATGTACGTCGTCAGGTTATAGAAAAGAAATACAATTGGGGACTTTATGTTTATAAAAAATCAGATGGCAGATGGTTTACAGACGGAGAAGGTAATATTTTAAATATACCTGCTGTTCGTGGAGATATTACAAAGATTACAGAATTAAAACAAGCAGCTAAATACTATGGTGATGAGGGTGATGGAGAAGCGGTATTTGTTCCAGGCCTTACTAGAGTTAGCGAAGAAGAACACTCAGAACAAATGGATAGATTTGTAAACGGTCTTATTCCATCTATGAACGACCTAGGTGCTATTCATGCTGCACAGCAAACACTAAAGACACATGGGAAGGAAGCCTACGAAAATGGCTGATTTTGATTATATTCAAGCTAGTTTAAATACACAAGCAGAAAGAGAAAATGTTTTTTCATCGCATGATCCGTTTAATAAATCATGGGATGACCTTAAGAATTTTTCTGGTATAGACAATAATTTTAAAAGGAGAGCGGCACGTAATTTAAACAAGGCGGTAGCGACAGAAAATCCTGCATATCTTGATGCTGCTAATGCAACTCCTTATGGACAAGACTCAGGATCAAAAGCTATCAATCCTGGAACGGTATATAGAAATGGATATGGTTTATTTGATGTTATAACTCCCCCTTACAACATGTATGAACTAGCAAACTTCTATGATACAAATTTTGCTAACCATGCTGCAATTGATGCAAAGGTAGAAAATGTTGTTGGTCTTGGATACCGTTTTGATATCACAGATCGCACAATGCTTAGCTTTGAGCTTGCAGATGATCAGGAAAAAGTTGGTCGTGCAAGAAATAGAATTGAAAGAGCAAAAATTGAATTACGTGATTGGCTTGAGTCATTAAATGATGATGATTCATTTACAACAATTATGGAAAAGGTCTACACAGACCTACAGGCCACTGGAAATGGCTTCATTGAGGTAGGACGTACAGTGTCTGGTGAAATAGGCTATATCGGCCATATACCAGCAACAACGGTGCGTGTACGTCGCTTGCGTGACGGATATCTACAAATTATTGGACAAAAGCTTGTTTACTTCCGAAACTTCGGCGGTAAAAATCCAAATCCAGTAACAGATGATCCACGTCCAAATGAAATTATTCATCTTAAGCAATATTCTCCATTAAATACATTTTATGGTATTCCAGACATTTTGGCTGCTATGCCATCTCTAATTGGAGATCAACTTGCTTCACAATACAACATTGATTATTTTGAAAACAAGGCGGTACCAAGATATGTAATTACAGTAAAGGGTGCCAAGCTATCTGCTGATGCAGAAGATAAGATGTTTAGATTTTTACAAACAGGATTAAAATCTCAGTCTCACAGAACTCTTTATATCCCACTTCCTGGAGATACAGAAAATAACAAAGTTGAATTTAAGATGGAGCCAATTGAAAACGGTATTCAAGAAGGTTCATTTAAAGAATATCGTAAACAAAATCGTGATGATATTTTAATTGCTCATCAAGTTCCTATTTCTAAGTTGGGTGGAGCAGACTCTGCTGCTATTGCTGCTGCTTTGGCACAGGATCGCACATTTAAAGAGCAGGTATCTCGCCCAGCACAAAGATATCTAGAAAAGATTGTTAATAAGATTATTAAGGAAAAGACTGATATTTTAGAGCTTAAGTTCAATGAATTGACACTTACAGACGAAATAGCACAGTCTCAGATTATTGAGCGCTATGTTAAGACTCAGGTTATTACCCCTAATGAGGCTCGTGAAATGCTAGATATGCCACAGAGATCTGATGGAGATGAGCCATTTGTTATGTCTCCAAGACAGGCTACAGACGCTAGGGCAAACTTAGCGGGTACTAGGCAAAGAGATGCAGAACGAACAAATAATAACTCAGACTCTACATCAACCATTTCTGGACGAAATCCACAGGGTGAAGGCAGATCGTCTCAATAGTTGAGAAACAATTATAAAGGAATGATATAATTATTCTGCCATGAATATAAATAAAGCACATTGGATTACTGATGGCGACAACGTTCGCTTTTCTATGCCTATCGGCAAGGTCGATCAGGATCGCAGAATCGTATCTGGTTTTGCCACTCTTGACAACATTGACAAGCAGAACGATATCGTTACTACTGAGGCAAGTATAACCGCTTTTAAAAAGTTCCGTGGGAACTTGCGTGAAATGCATCAGCCAACAGCAGTTGGTAAAGTAGTTTCATTTAAAGAAGATCGTTATTTTGATCCAAGCACAAAAAAGTTTTATAGCGGAGTATATGTTTCTGCATATATTTCAAAAGGTGCACAAGATACATGGGAAAAAGTTTTAGACGGTACGCTAACTGGTTTTTCAATTGGCGGGAATATAAAGAAGTTTGATGATTCCTATGATGAAGAATTAGAAAAAGCGGTACGAGTAATTAAAGAATATGATCTACATGAGTTATCTTTAGTAGATAATCCAGCTAATCAATTTGCAAATGTTATTTCAATTGAGAAAGGGCAGCTCGGAGGTTTTCTTGCTAAAGCAATTGTAGATAATGTTTATTGGTGTAACTCAGATGATATTGTAAGAATTTCAAAAGATTCAGATGAAAGTTGCCCATCATGCAGTTGCCAAATGCAAAACATTGGTTTTGTTGAAGAAGGCGATGATAATTTAGAAACAGTAAAGTTCTTAGTTGATAGTGCAAAAGGCATTAGGACAATTAAGATTACAAAGGAGGAAAATCCTATGACAGAAGAAAACACAACTGTTGAAGAGACTGTAGAAAAGTCTGATACAGCAGTAGTTGAAAATGTTGAGGTTGCTCCAGAGGCTCCAGCAGAAGCTGTGGTAGAGGCTCCAGCAGAGGAAGCCGCTGCAGAAGAGCCAGTAGCTGATGCAGCACCAGTTGCTGTAGAAGATACTACAGAAAAGTCAGTAGATGCAAAAGTTGATGCAACAGAGGAAATTGCAAAAGCAGTTTCTGATATTAACGAAGCAGTTACAAATGCCTTGAGCAATCTAGCAGAAACAGTTAAGTCACTTCAGGCTAACGTTGATGCAATAACAAAGTCCCTTGAAACAGTTACAGGCGAAGTAAAGTCTGTAGCAAATGAGGTAAGCCAAGTAAAGGGTTCTTTTAATGAATTTGGAAAGCGTGTAGATGCAGTAGAGCAAGACACCGCTTTCCGCAAGTCTGGCGATCTAGGCGAGATCGTGCAGGAGCTTCCAGAAATGAAAGCTCAAAAATCCCTATGGGGCGGACGTTTCCTCAAAACAGCCGACCTATTTAATTAAGGTATATTCACTAGGAGGTGAACAATATGTCGGAACAAGAAATCGTAAAGAATTACCCAGGAACTACTGAAGCTCACAATCATGACGGACAAGGTGCACTAGCATCAGGTGGCGTTGGAAGTGCAACAGTAACAGGCCCTTCAGGTAACCTTTCACCAGCAGATTCACTTGGAAACATTGCTACAGCAAACTTTGGTGTAACAACTGGTGCCAATGCAGTGAATCCTACTGGAACACCTGGTGGTATTTTAGCACCAGAGCAAGCTCGCCGCTTCATCGACTACGTGTGGGATGCAACAGTTCTCGCCAAGGATGGTCGTAGAGTTACAATGCGAGCAAACACTATGGAGATTGAAAAGGTCAACGTAGGTGAGCGTGTAATCCGTGCTGCAGCACAAGCTGACAACACATACACAAATGCTGGCGCAACATTTACTAAGGTAGAGTTAACAACCAAGAAGATTCGTCTTGATTGGGAAGTTTCTACCGAGTCTCTAGAAGACAATATTGAAGGAGGTGCCCTTGAAGATCATCTCGTTCGTCTTATGACAAACGCATTTGCTAATGATATCGAAGACCTCGCTATCAATGGTGATGGATCAACAGGCAATTTCCTTTCAATCATGGAAGGTTTCGTACACAAAGTCACAGATGGTTCAGATGCTCACGAAGCAGTTGTAACCGTTTCTGATGATGCGTGGACACCAGCCGTAATGCAGGACATTATTCTTGCAATGCCACGTAAGTACCGTGCAATTAAGAGCAATCTTAAGTTCTATGCTGGTACAGACGCATTCCAAGGTATCGTTACAAACAACGGAACTCTTGCTGATGCAGTAGCAGAAGCAATTGCTGGAATGACTCCAGGCAGTACACAGGCTAACCGTCAGAATTATCTAGACGGCGTTGGCCAAACACTTGGTGGAGCACGTACAACACGTGTTCTCGGTGTTGACGTTATGGAAGTACCTTACTACCCAGCAGATTATGTCGACTTGACATTCCCTGCAAACCGTGTTTGGGGCTTCCAGCGTGATATCACAGTAAATCGTGAATACAAGCCAAAGAAGGATACAATTGAATACACAGTATTCGTCCGCTTTGGTCTACAATGG